AGGGTGTTGTAGTATGGAACAGAGGTAGTATTGAATTAGAGAATGGATCAAAGATTCTTGCTGCATCTACTTCTGCTTCTGCAGTTCGTGGTATGTCGTTTAATATTATCTTCCTAGACGAATTCGCGTTCATCCCAAACCACATTGCAGACCAGTTCTTCAGTTCTGTATACCCTACTATTTCTTCTGGTCAATCTACAAAGGTGATTATCGTCTCTACGCCTCACGGGATGAATCACTTTTATAAGTTGTGGCATGATGCTGAACGTAATAAAAACGAGTATATACCTACTGATGTTCATTGGTCTGAAGTACCTGGAAGGGATGCTAAATGGAAAGCGCAAACAATTGCAAACACATCAGCTCAACAGTTTGCAGTTGAGTTTGAGTGTGAGTTCTTAGGATCTGTTGATACTCTTATTAGTCCTGCAAAACTAAAAAGTCTTGTATATGAAGATCCTCTACAGAACTCTAAGGGACTAGCAATCTATCATAAGAGTGAACCTGAACATGATTATATCATAACTGTTGACGTAGCGCGAGGAGTAAATGTAGATTACTCAGCGTTTGTTGTTGTTGATATTACAACGTTCCCTTATAGAGTAGTCGCTAGGTATAGGAACAATGAAATTAAACCTATTATCTTTCCTAATATTATACATGATATAGCAAAGAATTACAACTATGCTTATGTGTTAGCAGAAATCAATGACCTTGGAGATCAGGTAGCAAGTATTCTACACTTTGATTTAGAATATGAAAATGTCCTTATGTGTTCTATGAGAGGTCGTGCAGGACAATTGGTTGGTTCTGGATTTTCTGGTAAGAAGACTCAACTTGGAGTTAGGATGACCACTACAGTTAAGAAAGTTGGATGTTCAAACCTCAAGGCACTCATCGAAGAGGATAAACTATTACTTACAGACTACGAAACTATTTCAGAACTGACCACATTCATTCAAAGGAAACAATCTTTTGAAGCAGAAGATGGTTGTAATGATGACCTTGCAATGTGTTTGGTAATCTTTGCCTGGTTGGCAGTACAAGATTACTTCAAAGAGATGACGGATCAAGATGTTCGTAAACGTATTTACGATGATCAGAAAAATCAAATCGAACAAGATATGGCCCCATTTGGTTTTATTGATGATGGTTTAGATCAATCATCATTTGTTGATGCAGAAGGTCAGGTTTGGCATACTGATGAATACGGTGATCGTTCATTCATGTGGAACTACTAATGTCAGAAGATGAAGACTACTATCAGATAGAATTAAATATTAGAGGGATTAGATTAATTCATACAGGACTTAGCCAAGCAGTTCAAAAATGGTCTGGTGGAGAACCGTCAGAACAAGAGAACTTAATTGCAATGAGAGATAATTTTTATAGACTTATTCTAGAACATCAATTTACCAACTTATAATGGAAGAAGACTTTGGATTTGAACTAGAACATCTTCTCTGGAAAGAGAGGAAGTGTCGAGTGTGTGGAGTCACTAAGAATTTATTAGAAGACTTCTATATGATCAGAAAGCATAAAAAGTCTTTACCATCAGCTTATTCGTATGAATGTAAAGAGTGTACGATTAAAAGAGTTATAGAATCTAGAAAGAACAAACCAGATATACCATATGATCCTGTTCCTAGGTTCGGACCAGAGATTTATCCTGACTGGTAGTGTGTTCATGTATTGTTTCCCCTTCTGAAGGAGTTCAAATTTATAAATAATTTCAGGAGTAAATCTTGACTTTTTAGGAGAAACAGATGGCTGCACCACAATTTTCGCCTGGGGTACAGATTCGTGAAATCGATCTAACGACGACCACGAATCCACAACAGGACAACGTTGGGGTAGTAGTTGGACCCTTTGCGAGGGGACCAATTAACGATCCAACAACAATTTCAACCGAGAGACAACTTGTCGAAACTTTCGGTAAGCCAACAAAAGACAACTACGAGTATTGGTACGCTGCTGCGTCCTTCCTGCAATATGGAGGAGTCGTCCGTGTCATCCGTAGTGACAACACGAATATTTTCAACGCTGCAAACGCACTAGGATCTGCAGGTGCTGCAACTTGCACAATCGACGGCGGAGCAATCGATGCCATTACGATCACTAATGGTGGTAGTGGATATTCAAACGCTATTGCAACGATCGTTCCTGATGGAGCTAACGCTGGTTCAGGCGCAACACTTGGAGTAACAATCGAAGAAGGTATTATTACTGGAATCACAGTTATCACTGGTGGTACTGGATATACTGGAACACCAACTGTAACTATCACACCATATGGTCCTAAGGTTCGTAACGAATCTGACTATGAGTCAACCATCGAAACTGGTGCAAACATTTATCAGTGGGCTGCAAAGGATGCTGGTGAACTTTCAAACTCCCTGAGAGTTTATGTCACTGACGCTGGTGCTGACCAACTGCTCACACTTTCGCAACCTGGTGCCTCTGCACAAGAACCTGAATTCGTCAAAGGCGAAGCAGTTGCAGTATCTGGCGCAGATAAGGATGCAAAAGTTTTTAGTTACGTTGTTGAATTCAAACTCAGCGCAACTAACCTTCTGAGTGGATTTGCAGTCGGTGATACTGTAAACTACACCGATGGTTCTAACACTGCATCGGGTAAAGTTGTTTACTGGAGTCGTGCAACTAGAACTCTGCAACTGACTGCAGTTTCTGGTATTTCAATCCCAACAACAGGTGTTTTGTTTGTAGGTGCATCTGCAGCTGCTGCAACATCTAAGGGAACTGTTCAGTCGATTAAGAGAAATCTTTCGATTATTCTCGACACTGGTTCACAATTGTTCCAGAAGAGTGATGATATCGATGATACAAACTCTACAGCTTACGATATCGCCACTGCTAAGGCTGCATATGGTGCGACTGAAATCTTCCCTGGTCTTCCTTGGGTAACTCTGGCACAAAGACCTGGTACTTCCCCGTTCGTAACTGATCGTGGTGGTTCTAGCGATGAACTTCATATCGCAGTCTTTGATGGAGACGGTAAGATCTCTGGTCAACCAAACACATTGCTTGAGAAGTTCCTCTATGTCTCTAAGGCAAATAATGCTAGGGGACTTGAGGGTCAGAACAACTACTACAAAGATGTAGTTAACTCTAGATCTGAGTACATCTGGTGGGGTGGACATCCTGATGCTACTGAACTCTATGATGTTAACAGTGCTGTATCAGGTACTTGGGGACAAGAAGCATCAACAGCGTTTGATGTTATCAGAAAAAGAGTTGTACATGCAAGTCTTACTGATGCAACTTCTGGTTGGGTTTCCTACAACTATGACTTTGAAGGTGGATTCCAATCCTACGACGTAAATCTTTCAGATCTTACCCAGGCTTATGATCTGGTTGCTGATCCTGAAACAGAAGATATCGACTTCATCATGATGGGTCCATCACTTGGTTCGGACACCGCTGCTAAGGCTGCACACTTGATCTCGATTGTAAACTCCAGAAAGGATTGCTTGGCATTCATTTCTGCACCTAAGGAAGATGTTGTTAACATCCCTAATTCGGATACAGTTACCGACAATCTTACTGAATTCTTTGATCAACTTCAAAGTTCCTCTTACACCATCTTCGATTCTGGTTATAAGTATACTTACGATAAGTACAATGATACATATCGTTGGGTAGCTACTAACTCGGACATCGCTGGTTTGTGTGTAGAGACTACAATTACTAACGAAGCATGGTATTCACCTGCTGGATTCTCCAGAGGTAGAATTCGTAACATCGTTAAACTTGCATACAATCCAAGAAAAGCACAAAGAGATCTTCTTTATGCTTCTAGAATCAACCCAGTTGTAACCTTCCCTGGTCAAGGAACCGTTCTTTTCGGTGACAAGACTGCACAAGGATTTGCATCTGCTTTTGATAGAATTAACGTCCGTCGTCTGTTCCTTCAACTGGAGAGCATCATCGGCTCTGCTGCTAAAACACAACTCTTTGAGTTGAATGATGAAGCAACCAGATCAACGTTTATTAACTTGGTCGAACCTTACCTGAGAGATGTTGAAGGTAAGAGAGGAATTACAGAGTTCCTCGTCGTTTGTGATGAAAGAAACAATCCTGCTGATGCAATTGATCGTGGTGAGTTCTATGCTGAAATTTATGTTAAGCCTACAAGAACTATTAATTATATTACATTGTCCTTCGTGGCCACCAGAACTGGAGTAAGTTTCTCTGAAGTTATTTCTTAATTTTAATTTCATTTAAACAAAAAACCACGGAGACATACAATGGCAATTAATAACAATGCTTTTAATTTAGTCGATTTTAAATCTCGACTCCAGGGAGGCGGTGCAAGACCTAATCTATTCAGATGCGATCTTGCCTTCCCAGCCGGCGCCCTAGAGGGTGGAGCTGGTGATGAAGCAAACCTACTCAGACTCGGTAACTTTATGGTCAAGGCAGCAAACCTGCCTGCCTCCCAGTTGGGTGTTATCGAAGTCCCTTTCAGAGGTCGTCAGCTGAAAATCGCTGGTGATAGAACCTTTGAACCTTGGACAATCACTATCCTTAACGATACCAACTTCTCTCTCAGAAATGCTTTTGAGTCATGGGTTGATACTATCAACCAGGCAGTCCGTAACGTTGGTCTTCAGAATCCTGCAGACTATCAGAAGGACATGAGTGTTCACCAACTTGACAGAGAAGGTCGCGCTATCAAGGCATACAAATTCTACAGTGTGTTCCCAAGTAATGTCAGTGCAATTGACCTTGCTTATGACACCAATGATACTGTAGAAGAATTCACTGTTGAACTGCAAGTTCAGTGGTGGGAGGCCACGAAAGCGATCACTGATTCTTCAAACTGATAAATAGTAGGTAAAATACTTTGATTGTTAGGTGATGCAGAAGTCAGAAAGGCTCTTCGGATTTTCCCTACAGAGAACTAAGGCTCCTAAAAAGGGGCCTTCTTTCGTACCAGCAGATAATGAAGATGGAGCAACTTCTGTAGTTACAGGAGGATACTTCGGACAATATCTGGACATGGACGGTACTGCCAAAAATGAGTGGGAACTCATTGGTAAGTATCGCGAAATTTCTTTGTATCCAGAATGTGATGGAGCTGTTGATGACATCGTTAACGAAACTATTTGTGGTGACTTACATGATACCCCCATTGAAATTAATCTTTCTAACCTCAAGACAAGCAATGGGATTAAAACAAGAATCAGAGAAGAGTTTGATGAGGTATGCAGACTCCTAGACTTTGATTCAAAAGCTTATGAAATCTTTCGTCGGTGGTATATCGATGGAAGATTATTTTATCATAAAGTAATTGATGCTAATAGTCCTGCTAATGGCATTTTAGAATTGCGATATATTGATTCAAGAAAAATTAAAAAGATTAAGGAAGTAGATGCAGGTAAGTCGCAAGATGCATCTCAAGATGATATCAAACAGGGTTTCATCTCACCTAAAGCAGTAGAATATTTTCTATACAAACAGAATGGACTCCGTTCAGGAGATCTACAAGGTATTAAAGTTGCACCAGATGCTATTACCTATGTAACTTCTGGTATCCTAGATGTGAACAAGAACATGGTTCTTTCACACCTTCACAAAGCAATCAAGGCAGTTAACCAACTCCGTATGATTGAAGATTCACTTGTGATCTATAGGATCTCAAGAGCACCAGAAAGAAGAATCTTCTATATTGATGTTGGTAATCTACCTAAAGTAAAAGCGGAACAATACCTGAAAGAGGTAATGTCTCGCTACAGAAACAAAATGGTTTACGATGCGAATACGGGAGAAGTTAGAGACGATCGTAGAGTTATGTCAATGCTGGAAGATTTTTGGTTACCTCGCCGTGAGGGCGGTCGTGGTACTGAAATCACTACTCTGCCAGGAGGTCAAAACCTGGGCGAACTCGAAGATGTTAAGTATTTTCAAAAGAAACTCTACAAAGCATTGAACGTTCCTTCCTCAAGACTAGAGGCAGAAACTACATTTAACGTTGGTAGATCTAGTGAGATTACTAGAGACGAACTTAAGTTCCAGAAGTTTATCAATAGACTCCGTAAAAAGTTTGGAGAACTGTTCCATGATCTTCTGAAGACACAACTGATTCTTAAAGGCGTAATTACACTTGAAGATTGGGAAGAACTCAAAGAACAAATTCAATACGACTACATTGCAGATAACCACTTCGATGAACTGAAGACAAGTGAGTTACTGCAAGAAAGACTAAACCTTGTCACTCAAATGGATCCATATCTTGGCAAGTATTTCTCTGCAGATTATATCAGAAGAGAAATTCTTAAACAGACTGATAAGGAAATTAGTGAGATCGACAAACAAATGGAGAAAGAAATCAAGGACGGGACTATTATGGATCCCGCTGCGATGATGGATCCAATGGCTGCTGAAGGTGGTGCTCCAATGGGAGATCCTGCCGGCGGTGGTGCTCCAACTGAATCGGTTGGATCAGTCACCGATGTAGATCCTGCAGACTCCAAGCGTGGAGAATTCTAAATAATTAAATCAAATACATTATTACTATGTCAGAAATTGCTACCGATATCGTCAACAAAATTTTTGCGGGGGAACCTGCATCTGAAGTGACGGAACTTATTAAAAGTGCATTGTACACCAAAGCAGATGAAGATCTTGCCTCGGTGAAGTCAGGAGTGTTCGCTCAGTCTATGGCTGATGCAACTGAACCTGATGAAGAACAAGATGAATCCAGTGAATCCGAAACAGAGGAAACAGAAGAATGAAACTTATTACAGAAACTATAGAAGATATCAATCTGATCTGTGAGGATCTGGAAGAATCTGGTAAGAAAAGCTATTACATTGAAGGTGTCTTTTTACAAGGAGATATCAAAAATCGTAATGGTAGATACTACCCTTCCGATGTCCTCTCTAAAGAAGTTGATAAATACTCAGAGTCCTTTATAAATAAAGGGCGTGCGCTTGGGGAACTCGGACACCCTGAGGGCCCCACTATCAATCTTGATAGGGTTTCCCACAAGATTGTTTCTCTCAAAAAAGAGGGGAATAATTTTGTAGGAAAAGCAAAACTACTTGAAACCCCCATGGGGAAAATTGCTTCCAGCCTCCTAAATGAGGGAGTTAAGTTGGGAGTATCCTCCAGAGGAATGGGTAGTTTAGAACTCAGAAATGGCGTGAGCTATGTAAAGAATGATTTTATGCTCGCTACCGCAGCAGATATCGTTGCCGATCCATCCGCACCTGATGCTTTCGTAGAAGGTATCATGGAAGGTAAAGAATGGATCTGGGAGTCAGGAGTTCTAAGAGAAGTTCAGATTGAACAGATCAAAAGATCAATCAATACTGCTTCTAGAGTAGAACTTGAAGAGAAGAAGATCAGAGCATTTGAGAATTTTCTCAGAGCACTTTGATCTCGAAACTCTAATAAATATAAATAATTAAAGAAATACGGTAACTTTTCTAAAGACGGAGCGAACCAAATGTCACTTCATGAAGAAACAACGATCGATGAGAACGTTGTAACAAAAAACGCAGGCGCTGCAGAAGGCATGCCTAAACTAGAAGGCGGTGCTGCAGCCGAAGATCTGGGGGGTCCTGATGTCAAGACCACTAAACCAGATGACAAAGAATCAATTGGTAAAAAGGCTGCTGCTAAAGTAAAACACGAAGGCAGCAAATCCCTTTCCACCAAACCATCCGATGCTTCCGCAAAACTTCCAGAAGAAGTTGAAGCAGAAGGTGAGGTTGTCAGTGAGGAAGAAACAAGACTTGAGTTAGATCTGGAAGATGATCTTAACGCACTTGTTTCTGGGGAAGAACTTTCAGAAGATTTCAAAGTAAAAGCAAAAACAATTTTTGAAGCAGTAATTACTTCAAAGGTTAATGAAGAAGTTGATCTAATCAACGAAGCTGCTGCTGAGATCCTCGAAGAAGAAGTCGAGAAAACTAAGGCAGAACTTGCAGAGAAAGTCGATGACTATCTCTCATACGTTTCAAAGTCATGGCTCGAAGAGAACTCTCTTGCTATCACTAATGGAATCAAGGAAGAAATTTCCCAAGATTTCCTTGGTGCTATCAAGAATGTTTTCGAGTCATATAATGTAGCGATCCCTGAAGAGGAGTCGGTACTTTCTGATTTGACTGACAAAATCAATACTATGGAATCGAGACTTAACGAGCAAATCGAAACTAACGTCGAACTGAACAAACAGCTTGGCGGCTATATTAAGAATGGAATTGTGACTGGCGTTGCTGCAGGTCTTGCAGAAACTCAGAAAGAGAAGCTCGCTTCACTCGCTGAAGGAGTAACCTTTGAAGACGAAACATCTTTCCGTGAGAAAGTTCAAACTATCAAAGAGTCTTACTTCCATAAGCAGCCCGTAGAGGCACAAGTTGAAGAAAACATTGAAGCTGGTGACCTTCAGGAACATACTCCTGCAATGTCCTCCTACCTCAGTGCCATCTCACGATGGTCTAAATAATAATCAATCGTAAATACTATCTTACCTTCTAAGGAGAAAACAATGTTCCAATCCGAACGTCTCCAGGAGAAGTGGGCACCTGTACTGAATCACTCTGAGCTTCCAGAGATCACAGATAAGTATAAGAAAGCCGTCACTTCAATCCTGCTTGAAAACCAAGAGTCCTTCCTCCGTGAGGAGAGAGGAATGCTTAACGAAGCAGCACCTACCAACTCACTTGGTGGCGCTGGTTACACTGGTGGTTCTGCCGCTGGTGGTCCCGTTGCTGGTTTCGATCCCGTTCTGATCTCGCTGATCAGACGTTCAATGCCCAAACTCATTGCATATGACGTTTGTGGTGTTCAACCGATGACTGGTCCTACTGGACTGATCTTCGCAATGCGCTCCATGTACGGTACTGACCGTTCCATGTCAAGTGGTTCCGAGGCATTCTACAACGAGGCAGACACCGAGTTCTCAGCTGAGAACGCCGCTTCTAACCTTGGTAGAACTGCACAGGCTGGATCTAATCCTGGTCTGCTTAATGCATCTGGCACCTACAATAGTTCAACTGGTATGACCACCGCTGAGTCTGAGGCTCTGGGTGATGCAGCTGGTAACTCGTTCGCTGAAATGGGTTTCTCGATCGAGAAAGTCACCGTTACTGCGAAGTCACGTGCCCTGAAGGCTGAGTACAGTCTTGAGTTGGCACAAGACCTGAAGGCAGTTCATGGTCTGGATGCCGAAACCGAACTGGCAAACATCCTCTCCACAGAGGTTCTTGCTGAAATCAACCGCGAGGTTGTCCGTTCGATTTACAAGATCGCCAAACCTGGTGCTCAGAACAATACCGCTACTGCTGGTATCTTTGACCTTGACGTTGACTCCAACGGTCGTTGGTCTGTTGAGAAGTTCAAAGGACTTCTGTTCCAGATCGAACGTGAAGCCAACGCGATTGGCCAACAGACACGTAGAGGGAAGGGTAACATTTTGGTCTGCTCCGCTGACGTTGCATCCGCACTCGGCATGGCTGGTCAACTTGATTACACCCCTGCTCTTGCAGGTAACAACGGTCTTGCAGGTGTTGATGACACCTCCAGCACTTTGGTTGGTACTCTGAACGGTCGTATTAAGGTCTACGTTGATCCTTATTCGGCTAACGTTTCTGACCGTCACTACTTTGTTATGGGTTATAAGGGTTCTTCTGCTTATGATGCAGGACTCTTCTATTGCCCATATGTGCCCCTGCAGATGGTTCGCGCCGTTGGTCAGGACACCTTCCAGCCCAAGATCGGCTTCAAGACTCGTTACGGTCTTGTTACCAATCCATTCTCTGCTGGTGCCGCACAGTCTGACGGAACTCTCACCGCTAACCAGAACGTCTACTACAGACGTGTCTTGGTTGACAACCTTATGTGATCCATCAGGATACACAACTACTGGACCCTACGGGGTCCTTTTTTTATGTCTAGGTATAAACTCGTAGGCATTAATATTCGTTTCATAATGTTCTCATTTGCTGACATTTGGTATAAATAGTGACAGAATTATGGATAACAATTATGCATAACATTATCTCTCGCTCTCAACTAGACGAGTGGCGCCACTTTGAATCTACTTTAGATGACCTAGAAATGGAGAATCAAAAACTTAATGACTACTATGAATGTATTATTGAGTGTGATGTATTGAAGGCAAGTGCATGTAAATCTGTTTGTAAGAGATTGCTAATGAACTAAATAGTTTACCGTGTGAAGGAAGTGAATCGAGGGTCTTCGGACCCTCTTTTTTATGCCTAAATATTGCAGGAATATTATTATGTTTATGATGTATAAACCTTACTCAACTGAGTGGCATAGATATCGTTATCTCAAAGAAGCACTTGATAAGTATATTGATGACTATGTTGATACTGATACTATCATGAAAGATATCTTAGGTATCGTATGTGATCGTCAAGAGAAAGCACATGCTGAATATCATAGGTTAGAAGAACTAGAAATGAAACTCGATTTTAGAGACTAACATGTTATCTACTCAATACAGACTTAGACTAGAGTTTATCTGTAAAAAGATCGCTAACAAAGAAGAAGTAAAATTAGAGGACATGATCTGGGCAGAGAAACTTGCCAAGTCACATACAACTGCAAGAGACTGGTTGAAGCAGGCACGTCGTCAGGCAGCACAGGACATCCAGGAAGGTAGTATAGATGACTTTATGAATAAGATGGGTCTAGGAGATCCAGACCCCTCTAATCACCGCACAAGGTTCGATGGGGCGGATGATATTAAAGATTGGTTTCAACAAGATAAACCTGATGACTGGAGGCAACGTGACTAAAACTGAATGCAAGGAGAAAATTCTCAAGCATGTTAATACACAATTAAATAAATTAAATGCAGAACAATTGAATAAACTTGTCGTAAAACATACAGTCAAGAAACGCAAAACTAAAAAATGAAAAGTGATTATGTTTGTGTCTGTACATGGGATCCTATTTACCAGATGATGCAGTATCATTGGGTACACAAGTCAGAAAAAGATCCTGTGCAATTCGTAAAAAGCCTCAACCCAGAACAAGAAGTGCTATGAGACAACTGTTCCTAGTTCCCACTGGTGATGATAGATGTATCACTCATGATGGACACGTTCAAATGGGTAGTTTCAATCACTCAGTA